GTCGCAAGCATCCCCAAGCGCAATGTCGGGAAACTCCGAATCCTCGATCGCCAGCGCCATCAGGACTTCGGCGTATAGATCCGAAGCGTCAAACCCGACGACCTCGGCTGCGTCACCGCCAGCCATCACGGACAGCATCAGCCCTAGCGTGGCCAGCGTGACAACACGCCGCCTGTCTTGGTCCGCGGTATAGCCCGGCCACGGCTCCGCAACCGGGCGGGGTTCGGAGTGGGCGCCATTCAGGGCATTGATAGCCCGCAGAACGTTTTCACGGTCCTTATGCCATCCGATCCTGCGCAGATCATCGGCGGTCTCCTGTAGGGCCGCCACCACCTCGTTGCTTGCGGCGGTCATAACGGCAGATCCCCGTCCGTATCGTCACCGCCGAGCGCGCCGATGCAGACGATAACCAAAGCCAGCAGACATGCGGCCGGGCCGCCATAGTTCTGCATGAATTCCGAAAAGCTCATCGCCCGGTCCTCCCAAGCAGCATGTCGAAGCCCATAGCGGACTGTTTGCTTGCGGCGGTCATCACAGCGAGATCCCGATAACGACAGCCACGGCAACGACGACCGTAAGAACCGCAAATTCGATCATGCCTACGTGGAGCAGACCACCCTCATGGGGCAGTCGATCACCATGATGCTCCATGGGATAGAGATCGCTCATCGATTCCTTCTGCCACTGCGAAAGGTTGGGCTTGTAGAGGGCATCATAGCCCGTCTTCTTGACGCCGAAGCTGGCGCGCTTTGTGATACGTGGCTCCATCAGATTAGCTCCTGTCGAATTGCATCGAGCGCGCGACGTGCTGCGCGGTACTCGACGTCGAATGTGGTCGAATGGTGGGCGAAAGCGTACTCAGGCTTCAGCCCGAGCCGCGCCTGTGCATCATGGACGGAACGCATGATGTCGGCGTTGGTGGGGATGTCGAGGGTCATGCTGTGTCTCCGCGGGCGGCTAGCATGGCGTCGGCAAGCTGATAGACCAGCATAGCAACATTTTCATGCGGCTTTCCGGGAGGGTTGGTTTCCAACACAGCCGCAATGGTGGCGTTTATAGCTTGACCCGCGAACCAGTCACGGAGGGTCATGCCTTCCTCATACACTTTCTCGCCAATAATTTGCGGGAATACCGAGGGGTTCTCGGCAGCAATCACAACCCCGCACCCCACACAGGCGCCGCACGAAACGCATCAGCTTCGCCCCGCTGCACATCGCCGGTGCCGCGCAGTGCGCTGCCGTACTTGGCGAACGCACCGGTCGCGCGCAGCGCTGCCATGTTGCGCTTGTGGTCGGCGATCAGCTCGGCGGTTTGGGCTGCGGTGAGAAGGTGGGGCATTGCGTGTCTCCTTGTTGAGGTCCTTTGTAGGCGCATATATTGCGGCCTGTCAACGCATGATGTGCACTTTTTTGTTGACGCACGCCGATTGATGGGCGCATATGATGCGCATGGCTGACAAACACCCTCACGCTTCGGCACTAGACGCGATCGGCAAAGCGGCGATCTGCACCCACTACAACCTAAGCCCACGCGGCTGGCAGAACTGGCGCAAGAACGGTGTGCCTAAGATCTACTGGCATAGCCTGGATCTATTGGCTCGCACCAAGGGCAAGCGTCAGCCGCGGTTTCATGATCTGGAAAAGGAATTGATGGCATGACCCTAATCGACACCCTGCTAACCATCCTCGCCTTCATGGCCGGATGCCTGCTGATCGGGTTCATGTACCTGCTCAGCGTGCCTTGGGAGGATGAGGTATGACGCATACACCTGGACCGTGGTTTCCAAAGATCGAATCTTTTCGCTCGTACGTCATGTACCATGATGCTGAATTTAGCCGTGATATGCCAGTAACTAGTTTCGATCTTCCTTCGCTTGAAGCCAATCTTCAACTTATGTCCGCCGCCCCGGAGCTTTTGGAGGCGTTGCAGAACCTGCTTGCTGTTCACGATGGCGAGGGCGGTACTCGTTACCATGCAGGCGATATAGCCCGCGCCGCCATCGCCAAAGCTACCGGAGCCTAAACCAAAACATAAACAGGAGAGAATGCCATGATCGTCTACATCATCGCCGGCCTCGCACTCATTGCTGGCCTGTACTTCCTGTATGCAAACACCGTCGAGGGCTGGGAAGACAGCGATGGCTTCCACCCCGGCCGCAACCCCAACGAGGACAAGTAACATGTATCCCCCGCAATATCTGATTGACGAACTCGTCATGGAGCAAAGCGCGGAATCCGCCATGCTCGAACTGAAGGACATGGGCTATACGATCAACGTGCATCCACTGCACAAGCGTATCAGCCAACTGATCTACGCCGGTATCCGCAAGCCCATCAGCCACTCCACGCGCGCCGCTGGAGCCATGTTGTGCGTCGATGTCCAGGCGGGCGCCTCGCTGGAGGGCTGTGAGCGCTTGCTGGAGGCGCAGATCCGCGCCGGGCAGGTCATGCCCGTGCCTATGGCGGCGTGGGAAGCGCGGCATGGGGTGGCGGCGTGAAGCGCTACGAATTTAGCTTCGGTCCTTCCGCTGGTCCGGCGCGCCCTGCTGTTGGTGGATTTCCCTATCCGGGGCGCACGGTCGAAGAGCTGGACATCCAGATCGAAGATCGATGGGAAAACTGCCTGCTGTCTGAGCGTGGACGCGGCAAGATGAATTGGGGAGGCTGGTGATGGCGCAGTGGCAACCTATTGAGACGGCGCCGATCGATGGCGCATTCCTTGGTCTTTGTGCTCATGGAGGGCCTAAAGGTTACGGCGTAATCGTTGGGGTTAAATACGACATTACCTCCAAAGGGGGAGATTGGGTGCTTGACGAATGGTCGGGAAGATCATCTCGGTGCACCCACTGGATGCCCCTCCCCGAGGCACCGCTATGATAACCACCAACTACCCCGACGAAGCCGTATCGGCATATCTAGCATCACAGCGTGTCAGGAATGCGCGCGTGGTGCGGGAGTGCCTGAAGGCTGTGGCCGGTGAGACGAAGGATCCGCGGTTGATGACGGCGTTGCTGGTTGTGGCTGGGGCGGAGGATCTGGTGTTGGACAAGATCATGCGGGGGTTGAAGTGATGACAAAGCATTCGCTCGATCTTTGGGCAAAAGAAGAATGGCTCCGTAATGCCGGTTGGATTCAGTCGCCTGACAAAACGTGGGGTTATCCAAACTCAACGTGCCGCTCGCTTGGTAGCGAAGCGGCCTACCACCTCGGCCAAATCCTTGCCGAGTTAGATGCTAGCGAGGATCTGGTATGAGCGCGTGGGAAGCGCCTGGCGCATCTGACGAATGGTATACGCCGCCTGCCGTGTTTGAGGCGTTAGAGTGCTGGTTCGACATGGATGTTTGTCCTGCCCGACATGCCAAAGGTCATGTGCCTACGTCCATGAACCTTCAAGGCGATGGCTTGGCCGAACCTTGGGCGGGCTTTGTCTGGGGCAATTTTCCGTTTGGCGGGCGCAACGGCCTCGAACCTTGGCTCGATCGGTTTATGGAACACGGCAACGGAATTGCTTTGGTGCCTGACCGAACGAGCGCGCCGTGGTTTTGGAAGGCATTCGCCCAGTCTGACGCCGTTCTGTTTACACGCAAAATCCGCTTCCTACGCCCTGACGGCAGCGAAGGTAAGTCACCATCATGTGGCACGGCCCTCATGGCACGCGGAGAAATTGGTTTTGCCGCTATACAGCGGGCCGCGGCAAAAAGGTTCGGCATCATGGCATTGCCATTCCCGGCCTAACACCCCCACACATCGCTTAGGCTCCGGGTGGTTCCTAAAGATCCTGCCTCATAGGCCAAAGCCTCTTAACCTCATCTTCTATCGTCACACGAAGCGGCGCCGGTATTTTTGCCAGCGCCGCTATTCTTTCGTACTTGTCGTCCATTAGCACGATCTCACGCGCGCCTTCGAAGATGAAGAAGCGCGACCAGCTCAGGACGGCTGAGGGGATCTTGTCTGCGGGTAGGATGCCCGTCAGGTATTGGTGGAGCCACCAGGTTACAGGGCGGATTTCAGCCAACGTCTAGGCCCTGACTAAGCCACGTCTCAAACGCTCCCCAAGCTCCCACAGCCCCCAACGCAACGCATGCAAATGCCCCGGCATCCTGCGCAGCCTGAAGGTACTCCAGTTGGCCTTCCTCCCAATGGGACTGCGTGTGGTCGGCGCGTTTAATCTCACACACGAAAGAGGGTGAGGCTGGGATCACCACATCGGATGCCCCCACCGCCATGCCCTCAGCCTTGTGCTTGACGACGGTTGAGAATTGCCCGCCCTGCTTCATGCCCTCGTTCCGCGGGTGCAGCACCAGCCGCCCCCAGGTGTCGGGATGCTCGCGGCGGATACGGTTGATGATCGAGGTTTGCTCGATATGCTCCAGGAAGCATTTGCCGCGAAACGACTGGTCGCCGTAGACGGGCAGCCATGGGGGAAACTTCATGCGACCTTCTCTGCAATAGAAATTAATAAATCACGAAAGGCTATAGGCGTGTGAATACGCGGACTGGAATCAGTACCGCCGCCTTTGCTTCCAACTTCTCCAAGCCGCTTTGCCCGAGCAAGTCCCATGCGTTCAATTACGGCAGGATCCAACCGTGGTTCGCCAATACCCCAGTCGAGATCGGGGAGTTCACTCGGATGTACGCCGTAGACGACGAGCAGCGTAGGTTTGCGTGCATAGTGACCATATCGCCCTTGTTCGACGCAACAGGTCCAGCCGCCATCAAACAGACCAGAACTGATCCAGCCACCTTCACGTGGTGGTACAGCGATGCCAAAATGCGGCCAAGCATGGCTGCCCCAAGGATGCTCAATCACTCCGCCAAACCTAGACGCGACACGGTGCGAGTGAGCGAAGCAGCCGTTGTCGTCCCCCAGTTTCTTCCTGACGCCGGTACGTTTTACTGTCAGCGGCTGCCCGAACCACATCTTGCCCCAGCGTGGGCACGGCGTGTGGCTGATGACCGGGTGCGGCCCTTCGTAGCGACGAGCATCGCGCTTCTCGTCCCATGGGTCGATGCCGGGAATGCCGAAATAAGCGCCATCTGTTTCGACGTAGAGTGCTGCAATCATGCCGCCATCTCCTGTACGGTATCGGCCGGCTCGTTGAACGCCAGCACCCGGAAAAACCCGTTCATTTCCTTGACGTAGCTAATTGTCTCGGGCTGTCCGTGGCGTGTCGCCTCGTCAAAGCGTTGCCAGTCCCTTTGGGCTTTTGCAAAGGTGGATTCGGGCTGGTGGAAGGTCGCGAACCGCCGATACGGTGTCACCCAATCCGCACGCACCACCGGGTTGCCCCGTTGAGAGACAGAGTCTTTCCTAGACACAGAAAGCACGACATCAGTTTGCGGAGCATACGGATCCTTCTTCAGCGCTTCGAATTGCAGGATCAGACGATCGTTCGGGTTGATGATCTCTGCCTTGCAGGACCGGCAGAAGCGCGCGGCAATGTCGTTTTTCTCGCCGCATGCTTCGCACTCCTTCGAGGTCCAGTAATAGCCGCAGCGTTCATACTCTGGCCCCATCTTGACCAAGCCGTTGCAGCGCCGGCCGAAGTGTCCCGGCATAGGACCATATTCAGTTTCCACCCGCGCACCCCACACGTCGAGGCAGTAGCCGTGCTTGTCGAGTTTGTAAGCTTGCCCGTCAGGCGTGGCAGTAAAATTGTTGGCGTAGCCACAAGACGGGCATTCCGCTTCAATACCTTCGCCACCTTCAGCGGCTTTGCCGGCCTTGATGGTGGGTTTGTAGATGTCGCCATCGGGGAAATGCCGCTCAACGTTGCCGGCATAGTCCAGCCACAGTGCGTCCGTTTTGCCCTCAAACAGCCGCCATGCTCGCCCAAGGATCTGGGTTAGGAGCGTGGGCGACTCAGTGTAGCGCAACACGGCAATAATCTCGGTCCACGGGGCGTCAAAACCGGTGGTGAGTTTCCCGACCGAGACGATATAACGGATGCGATGCGCTTTGTAATCAGCAACCGCCTTCTTCTCTGCATCTTTGCCTATATCATCCGTCACCAGCACGGAGTTGCCCGGCGGCAGGCTGGCCGCGATCTCATGCGCGTGCGCCACAGTGGCGGCAAAAAGCATCACACCACCCTTCCTGTGTTGAGCCTGCGCCACGACATCCGCCACCACATGCGCGGTCTGGCGTCCGTGGCCTACGAAAGCGCGCTCTACCGTCGAGGCGTCCAGATGGCCGTTAGGCAGCAAGACAACCCCGGAGGTATCGTAAGCATCAGTGTTGATCGCGCCGACGACCATGGGCGTGATGTAGCCTGCATCCAGCATCTCGCGGGCGGATACCTGATACACGCAGCGCGTGAAGTACGGGTCGCGCGTCAGGTCGTCGCCGTTGACCTTGCCGCTAGGGTGCTGACGGAAGATGTAGCCGCGTCCTAGGACATAGGGCGTGCCGGTCAGGCCTAGAACGCGTAGGTTAGGGTTTCCCACCCGCATAGCGTCGATGATGGCGCGTATAGTGGGCGTCATGCCGTGGCATTCATCCACGACTACGGCGCAATAACTGCCATCTGAGAAGCGGCTGATGGCGTTCTTGACGGTGCCGGGGGTGGCAAAGACGATGTTATGCCGCGTAGATTTGGCGCCCGCACTGGCAGAAAAAATGGACGACTTATGCCCGGTCAGGTCCATCTTTTCCTTGTTCTGGTGCACCAGCTTGGCATTCGGCGCGAGGCACAGGATACGCTTGCCGCCGCTGATGGCGTGTAGCCGGTCAGCGATGTGTGCGATCATGTGGCTCTTACCGGCCGCGGGCGCTGCGTCGATCAGGCACGGACTGGTGGTGGTGCGCATGTAGTCCAGGGCGGCGTTGCAGGCTGCTTGTTGGTAGGGCCGGAGTGTCATTTAAGCCCCCAATAGCTCGACGGCTTCCCCGTCCACTTCGACAGATCTGCGTCAGGGCACAACTCCTTGATCGCCTTGCCGTATGACATGGAGCCAGCGCGGGTGGTCAGCGTCAGCTTGCGGCCACCAAACACCGCATTCCGCTCACCCGCGAGTGCCACCATCTCCGCCAGCAGATCCTTCTTCCTTTCGGTCGCAAGGTCGATGGCTTCAGATAGCTGGTCGTATTCGGCCACCATGAGGGCGGCGGCGGGGGTGTCGATGGTTACGCGCAATGGCTGAAGGTGATCTGGATTGTCTAGTTCATCGCTGAACTCAGCCCAAAACTGCTTCAGCCGCGGCAAGTTTGACGCAAGCCATTCCTCATCGCGGTGGATCAGCTTGTTGCTGTAACCATGTAGGGTCCACTGGAAGAACCAGCAAGCCGGATAGTTCGTGACGAATAGCTGCACCTGAATCTGCGCCATGTAATGCGGCAGATCGACAGGCTGGATAAATGCTGGCGTCGGATCGTTGCGCAAGAAGTATGGACACTTTACCTCGATAAGCTTGCCGTCGCTGACATAACCGTCCGGGCTAGCGCCAAGCCAATCCTCGAACGGCACGAAAGGCGCGGGCGTTACCAGCTCGCTGGTGACCATCTCGAATTCTGCAATGGCGTGTGATTCCATAGCGGTTCCCCAAGCCACCGGCGGCGGCGCAGGATCGGGAAACTCGCTAGGCGCACCCAAGGCCTCGCGCACCATCGCGCGCATTACTGCATCGCGCGTGGTGAAGGGCGAGATGCCAAGAATACCGCCAACGGAACTTCCGGTGACGCGGCCTTTGCGGGCGGCGAACCATTCGGGGGAGCGTTGTGGGGCGGTCATGCTTGCGGCGCCTCATTCCACTTGGCATCGCGCCAACGAAGGCTGTCGTATTCGTCGTAATACCCCGACCCACCAAGGTCATCCATGTGGTGAAACTTTTCTTCCACCTGCAAGATCATCTTGCCGCGCCAATTGCGACGATAACGCGTCTTACCTGTCAACATATCTCTTCCTCCATCTCTCATCCTCGCGCCGCCCTTTGCTACGGGGCGGCGTCCGGTCAGGGGTGGGTCAATACGGAACATCGTCGTCAAAAGGATCATCAGCAAACGCCGCCGCCTTCGGCTTCGCCTTGCTCGCGACCTCCGTCACAGGTGCCGACTTCGGTTTCACCGCCTGCACCCAATTTCCCCCAGGCGTCTTGCCGCCTGCACCATCGTCCTTGTCCCACACGCCAAGCGTCAGCACGGCTTGCGAGTTGGTCAGCGCAAGCGCCAGCTCGTCGTCGGTGGGTGCGGTGGTCAGCTTCGCCAAGCGGCCCTTGCTGTTGGCGTCGATCGCCATCAGCATCTTCTTGTGCTTGTCGCGCTTGGCAGGCATCTTGTCAGGCGGCGTGTTGGGGTCAGCATCCGACACGAACAGCTTTTGGAAAAGGATGCGGCCTGCATAGGCTTCCGGCTTCACAACTTGCCACTTGACGTTCACGAACTTCTCGTCGCGCTGATAGACGGCCTTCCATGCCGCATCGGCCACCAAGGCCAGCACGGACGTGCCCTTAGGCAGTGGCTCGAAGTCGCCGCCACCGGCGTTGTATTCCTTCTCGGTGCTGACGGCACTGCCGCCTTCGCTCAGGTCCCAAAACGACATGATTATGCTTCCTTCTCTGCCAAAGCTTCACTAATTGCTTCAAGCAATTCGTAATTAGACCAATCGTTTACGTAATCCCTTACGTAACTTTCGCCCAGACCATGCTTGTTCTGTTGATGAACAAGCCATTCCGTTACTCTCTCAAGCAGCGTCGGCATTTTCTTCCTCCGTTGCCTTTAGCTTGGGTGTGTTTTCCTTCATCCAGCGGTAAATTGGGTTCTCGCCAAACTCGAACGGCAGGTCCTCGGTGATGCCCATGCGGTTCTTGCTGACGTTGGCGGGGGTGAGATACGCTACCAGCACGCGATTATTGGTGGTGATGGCCTTCTTCTGGCCTTCCTCGCCCTTGAGGATGGTTTCCTGCTTGATGAAGCCGACCAGATCGACGCTATCGACGTAATGCCGGATCGACTTCTTGTGCAGGCGCAGGCTGTGCGAGGTGTACCCCTCGCTGTCCGGCGGCTCCAGACGGATGATGTCCGAATGCGCAATGAAGATCGTGGACATGCCGCGGTCACGGCGCAGGATCTCTGCCATCTTGCGCACCCGGCCGTGCATTGCGGCAACGGCCTCATAGCCGGCGCCGTAGCCGCCAAGTGCGGTGGCAAGCGTGTTCTTGCCGCTGTCCTTCATAACCTGGTTGGCGAACATCTCGTCCAGACCGGACGTGCTGTCCACGATCAGCGTCGCGAAGTCGTGTTCGTCTTCATGCAGAGCCTTGAGCTGCGTCCACAGCTCGGCGGCATCCGCCATAGGCTCTTCTGGACCGGCGGGCAGGCGGGCGTCGGGAATGTCGCTGGGGACGTTCTCGCCCTCGGTCCGCAGCAGATACGGCTTGCGGAAGGTACAGGCGAGGGATGATTTTCCGGTATTGGGACCGCCTACCAGCGTGGCGATCAGGGGGCGCCGGGTCGATACCCGGCCAGTGGCAAGGACGCTCATTTGGTTTCCTTTCTCTCTTGCGGGGTTGCTTATGAACGCGGCTCGCGTTAGTAGTCAAGCAACAATTTTAGCACGAGGGAAAAACATGCTGACGCCCACCGACATCAAGGACAAGCTGGAGGACCGAAATTTGATGGAGGTAAGCCGGCGTAGCGGCGTGCCTTATATGAAGATTTACAACCTCATCAAGCGGGGCAACGAGCCGACATATGCGACCGTAAAGGCGCTATCTGACTACCTTCAGGGGTCGGCGGCATGAAAGGCCACGACTTCGACGCCATCAAGCAGAATTACCCGCTTGATGAGGTAATCGGCCGCGCGATTAAATTGCGCAAGCACAGCGGTTGGTATGAGGGCCTATGCCCGTTCCACAACGAGAACAGCCCTAGTCTGAAGTTCAAGGAATCGGACGAGCATTGGCATTGCTTCGGCTGCGGCGCGCATGGCGATGTGATCGATTTCGTTTCCAAGATCGAGCACATTACCATTGCCGAGGCCGTGGGCCGATTGACCGGCGGTCAGTCTATCGAGCTATCCGATACCGACCGGCAGAAGCGCAAGGAATGGCTGGCGGCGCAGGAAGCCATTGCCCAGCAGTTGCGCAAAGCCGCTATCGAGCAGGCGAACCGTCGTTGGGATCGGGCGCGCGACGTTGAAGGCACGCAAGGCTATCTGGAGCGCAAGCATGTCGCGCCTTGCGGTGCGCGCATGGAGGGTGATAATCTCCTTGTGCCGATGTGGGACGCAAATGGAGACATCATCAACGTCCAGTCGATCGCACCGGATGGAACCAAGCGGTTCCAGAAAGATGCCCCTACAGTCGGGGCGCGCTTCTACATCGGCATCGGCTTTGGCCGCGTTACTATCTGCGAAGGATTCGCCACAGGCGCATCTATCTATGAGGCCGTGCCCGACAAGGTGTGCATCGCCTTCAGTGCGGGTCAGGTCGAGAATATCGCGCGGGAGATGATCGCTGCCGGTGTGGGCGTGGTCATTGCCGCGGATCGCAAGGGCCTGTCTGCCATGGAGCAGCTTGGCGCGGAATTGGGGGTGCCGGTCATTGCTCCGCCGCAGCTTGCCAGTGGGGACGACGACTTCAACGGCCAGATGATCGAGCAAGGTGTGGAGGCTGTCGCTGCAACGTTCCGGCAAGGCTTGATCGACTTCGCCAATCGCCCCGAGCCGCCGGCAGCGGCGCCGCCATGCGCTATCTCGTTCGTGGATGCCATGGACTTCAAGGAAGCGGACATACCGTTGCGTCCGTGGATCATTCCCGGCGCGTTGCTGGCGGGATCCACGCACATCCTTGCCGCACCTGGAGGCACCGGGAAGTCGGTATTTACGCTTCAAATGGCCTTGATGCTGGCGGCAGGTAAGCCGTGGGGAAAATGGCAGCCCAAGCGCAAGTGTCGTGTGCTAGTCATCAACGCAGAGGATGACATCCATGAACAGCGGCGGCGCATGGTTGCCGCGCGATCGGTCATGGAGTTCGACGCGGAGCGTGGCATGATTATGCTGGCGGATGCGCCGGAAAATATCCTGATGTCGCAGCCCGACGAAAAGAAGAAGATGCTGGTTGCCACGCCGCTTGTGGATCAGCTCGTGGATGTCATCAAGCACCACAAGATTGACGTGGTGATCGTGGACCCGTTCGCGGAGACGTTCGACGGCGACGAAAATAGCAACGGCGACACCAAATGGGCCATGAAGATTTGGCGGGACAAGATCGCCCGGCCGACAGGTGCCGCGGTCTATCTGGTGCATCATACCACCAAGGGGTCGGATGATAAGGCGGGCAGCGCAGACGTGATTCGTGGGGGTGGCGCCATCGTCAACTCGGCGCGACTGGCGGCAACGCTGTTCGTGATGTCAAAGACCGAAGCCAGCGACCTCAGCGTTAAAGAGGAAAATCGTTTCCGCTATGTGCGGTACGACGATGCCAAGTCGAATAATTCGCTGATCGGTGGGCGCACGTGGTTCGAGAAGATTTCCGTGGTGCTTCAGAACGGCCCGCGCGAAGACAGTGAGGGCGGCGATGAGGTCGGGGCGCTAAAGCCATGGTATCCGGACGGCATCGCGGCCTATTCGCCGGATGCAGTTTTGCGGCTTCTATCGGCAATGGAAGATGGTTTTGTCGAGGAAGATGGTACTGCCACCGACATGCCGTTCGGCAAGTCCAAGGCCAACAATTCCAAGCGTTGGATTGGCTATCTGATTGCCGACATGATGGGCACCGAAGAAGCCGAATCCCGCAAGCTGCTGGCGCATTTAATGGAAGCTGGCGTCGTGTCGGAGTGCGAGTTTCGTGACCCTATCCAGGGGCGCGCAGCGAAGGGTTTGCAGGTCAATCGAGAAGCCGCAAATCGTGTTTTGAGCATTACCTCATAATCTATACATCGAATGAGATTGAATGAGATAATGATTTTGAAACCCACGGAAATCCGTCATTCCTCATTTCCTCATTCCCCGCCCCTCTAAAGAGGGGGCGGGGGAATGAGGATGAAAATGAGGGGTAACGACGGGTTTCCAGCAATGAGAGGAATGAGGACGATGAAGACCACCGAAGTTGCCCGTATGCTAAGCCAAAAAGCTGAAGCAGGAGACCCGATTGCACTGGCCGCGCTGCTGGTATCCTACCGATTGAGCGAGCTGGATGACCGCCTGATGGCGATCGACGGAGTGCTGACCGAGATACGCAGGGCCATTCAGGAACAATGATCACCCGCCGCTCCCCCACCCGCGACTGCCGTGACGGCATATGGCTACCCCTAGGGCATCAGGCGATGATTGCGCCACGGCGGTCGATGCAGCGGCTGCGTTGCGATGGATGGTGGCGGTTGCGGGCGAGCTATATAGAGACTTGGATATAACCCCTCCCCCTGCCGTGGTTGTGGGGTGAGAAAAAAGTTTTTGGTGGGGGTTGACGGTATGGCGATATGGCGTCATAAGTGGATCAACAAGGAGACGCAGTCATGAACGCCCAACAGATGAGCAACGTACGGTACGCAGCTAAGGCAATGAACGCAGCAAAGATCGTTGAAGCCAATGCCAAGGCCGACTGGGTTTCGATGAGCAGCAACGTTGCGATGTGGCAGCGTTGGCAGGATGCTGAGGATGCCGTCGAGGCGGCTCGTGTCGTCTATGACAACGCGATGGCTGCAGCATGAAAACCCAAGCAGACCACGCCCGCGCCTACCGCAAGCGCAAGGCTGCCAAACTCCAACGGCTGGCGGCGTACGAGGCGGCGCTGCGGGAGATTGTGGCATTGCCCAACACTGAAGATGACGACGCGTTTCTGTACG